TGGTGAAATCCGAGTTACCATCCTGTATCAGCAGAACTCTAATCTCGCTTAATAGGTGATTTTAAATGGCTGGTTCTGACGTAAAATCAAAAAGATTGACGAGTGCGATTTCCGCGGGCGTTGGCCCTGCACGTATTCGGCAGCTTCAGATTAAGACAACTACGGGTACTCCCAGACTTACCGTTAGCGACGGGGACGGGGGGGCAACCGTAATTGATATGGACCTGAACGCGTCGGACACGCATTCGGTAAACATCCCGGACGAGGGGATACGTGTGAACGATATCTTTATCGCAACGTTTACCGGCTGTACGTCTGTCACGGTCTTTTACAGCTAATCCGAGGGTCAAATGGTTCGTCAACGGTGGTCCCTAAACTCCACACCGACTTTCGAACCATTTGACCCCCCGGTTTCTCGGCACAAGCCAAAGCTCGTGCCGGTGAGCCGCTCCGGAGCCCTGTGATGGTTGTTTCCGGTTTTTACGTTGCCGAGATAGAGGACTCCGAACAGCCGGACTTGTTCCTTCGATTCACGGGTTTCTCTTCGGCGCAGGAAGTCGGGTGTTTCCTTGAGTGGCTGGACGAGGCTCTGAAAGACCCCTTTTCCGGTATAAACGAGAATACAAGGCATTGAACATGGGAAAACTTCTTCTTGTCGCCCTTGTTCCAGCCTTTGCAGCGATTTTTTTCTCGTTTTTAGCGTGGACGAGCCTTACTCTGATTGAAGTAGACAAGAGAACCGCGACCACTGTTGTTAAAGTCGAGCAGAACCACGACATGATTAAACCTATGTGGGAAGCGTTTGTCCGAGACAGAAAGTTGGCTGACGGGAGGGCGTTTTCCCGTGCTAGAACAGCGGATTAAGGAGGAGATAAGGCAGTGGTCGAAGCACGCCCTTGAGAGGCCTTCCCCTTTTTTCAACAACCTTCCCGCCTGCCCTTTTGCTAAGAAAGCTTGGGACGAGGATAGGGTGGGATTTGTGTTTAAGACGGAGGACGACAACCTCCCGCTGTACCAAACCATAGCGGGGTTTGACGACCGATTTGACCTTATTTTAGTGGTTGATCTGTCGTATAAAAAGGACCCCGGAGACTTTGAAGACTACCTCTTTGACCTTAACGAAGCTATTTCGGAAGGGATAATGGGCCAGCGGGACGTGTGGGTGATGGGGTTTCACCCTGATGACGACCCCGCGGATTTCCTTGGCGACGGCTCTTTTTCCCCTCTGGTCGAAGAAGAGTATGCTATTATTTTTGTACAGAGACTGTCAACGATCCAAGGCAAGGCTTCTTCGTTAAAGTCTTTGGGATACTACGACGAAAGCTTTAAAGCGTTCGAAAACACCTCTTTGTACTCCCACAGAGAAAACCTGTATAGGAAACTGACCGATGGCAATGAAGCCCCGTAAAAAGAAACCGGTTAAGAAGATGCGCGGCGGTGGCATGGTTAAGAAGATGCGCGGCGGTGGCATGGTTAAGAAAAAGTGACAAAGCAAGGGCTTTACGCTAACATCAACGCAAAGCAGAAAAGGGGCGGCCAGCCGCGTAAGCCCGGGTGCCCCGACAAGCAAAGCTTTTAAGCAAGCGGCCAAGACGGCAAAGAAACGCCCTCGTAGGACTTAGTTATGGCGGTATCCGGTAGCAAAGATTTCCAGCTCAATGTAAACGAGCATATCGAAGAGGCTTTTGAGCGTTGTGGCTTAGAAGCAAGGACGGGTTATGACTTGAGAACGGCGAAGCGCTCCCTGAACCTTCTTTTTGCGGAGTGGGCTAATCGGGGGATTAACCGTTGGACGATTGAGCAGAAGACCGTGGTCCTTGCTAGCGGGGTTTCTGACTACCCTATTGGAACGGTTACCTTGGAGGTGAACGCTTCCGCGGGGTTTGTGGCCGGGGAAACAATTACAGGCGGGACCAGTGGGGCCACCGCGCAGGTAACCAATGTTAACTCTGCCACGGTGCTAGCCATAAACGTTCCGGTAGGGACGTTTTCAGTAGCCGAAACAATTACAGGCGGGACCAGCGCCACAACGGCAACAGTTGGGGCCGCCGTTTCGCTAGAGGACGTCCAAGCAACCATCGATATTTTGTCGGCAACAATCAGACAAAACACAGGGACGACTAGCCAGTCGGACATCCAAATAACCCGCATAGGCCGGGACGCGTACCTTGGTCTTACAAACAAAAACTCCACCGGTCGGCCTGTCCAGTTTTATGTAGACCGCTTGATTACACCGGTTGTCCGTCTTTGGCCCGCCCCCAACGCTAATGACTCTTACTCGCTGGTGTTTGATCGCTTGACGCGAATAGACGACGCGGACGAGCAAATTGACTCGCTGGAGGTACCCTTCCGGTTTTACCCTTGTGTTTCAGCAGGGTTGGCGTACTACCTCTCCGTCAAATTCGCCCCCGAAAGGGTTTCTCTCCTGAAGACTCTGTACGAGGAAGAGCTTCAACGGGCGCTTGAGGAGGACCGGGATAGGGCGTCCCTCCAGATTTCTCCGTACCCATCCTACTACGGGAGGTAGTTTTGGCTCGTTACGCTTCTGGCAAGAAATCACAAGCAATCTCTGACCGGTCCGGGTTCCGGTACCGATACAACGACATGCGGAAAGAATGGACAGGGGCGCTTGTTGGAAAAGACGAGTGGGAGCCTAAGCAGCCTCAGTTGGGGCCGTTCAAAGAGGTTTCCGACGCGGAAGCCTTAAAGGACCCCCGTCCCGACCGCATAGAGCCAATGGTTGTTTTTGTAGGGGCTTCTTCTTTTCCGCCGGGTAGGCAGGCAACAAACGCCGTCGGAAGCACCGGTTTTGTTTTGGTGGTGACGACATGAGTTTCACGTACGCAGAGCTTAAAACAGCAATACAGGATTTTACAGAGAACACAGAGACTAGTTTTGTAAGCAACCTCCCTGTTTTTATAAGAACGGCGGAAGAGCGTATCTTAAAGCTGGTTGACCTTGAGAACTTTCGATTCAACCAAACCGCAAACATGTCAGCAGGGAACAAGTTTTTGGGGGCCCCCTCAAACTTTTTGGCGTCCTTTTCCCTGTCTATCTCTGTTAATAGCTCAAGGCAGTTTCTTCTTCAGAAAGACGTTAACTTTCTACAGGAATACTGGCCGGATTCCTCGGAAAGGGCCGTTCCGGCGTTTTACGCTCTTTTTGATGATTCGAACTTTATCATAGCCCCGACTCCCGACGCTGATTACGAAACCGAGCTGCACTATTACTACCGCCCCACAAGCTTGACCGCGGGTGCGGCAGACGGGACAACGTGGTTAAGCGACAACGCGCCGAATACACTTCTTTACGCTTCCTTAACCGAGGCCTACATTTACATGAAGGGTGAACAGGACGTTCTGGCGTTGTATGAGCAGCGTTTCCAAGAATCGCTTATGCGGCTTAAAAACCTTGCGGAAGGGCGGGAGAACAACGATGCTTACCGCAAAGGCTTGCCGACACAGGAAAGAACTTGATGCTCGAAGCAAAATTAGATTTGGCCCCAAGCTACCGTGTCTCTGTTCATACGACAGACCACCGAGGCTCTACGCCGGAAGAGGTGGCACAGAGGTGCGCTGATAAGATAATTTCAGTCTCGGACGGAGCGCCTCCGGTCATACGAGACCAAGCCTTTGCGTACAAGGCCCAGCTAGAAAAAACGTTGAGTTATTATATGCGGGAGGCTATAAGGAGTGACAGGACAACCATTTGCAACGCCTTGGCTAGCGCCGGGCACCCGGAACTAGCAGAACTCGTAAGGAAGGTTTAAAAATGGCAATTTCACAGGCAATGTGTACGTCGTTCAAAAAAGAATTGATGACCGCTACCCATAATTTTACCACCGGGGCTAACAGCTTTAAGCTTGCGTTGTACACGAGCAGCGCCACGCTGGATGCCGCGACTACTGCGTACAGTTCGACCAACGAAGCAAGCGGGACGGGCTACACCGCCACGGGGGCGGCTTTGACGAATGTGACGCCCACCACCAGTGGGACAACGGCATTCACGGATTTCAACGACCTGACCTTTTCTACTGCAACCATTACAGCTAATGGGGCACTGATTTATAACGACACTGCGGCGGGCGACCCGGCAGTTGTTGTACTGGCGTTTGGCGCAGATAAAACCTCCACCGCAGGTGACTTTACGATTCAGTTCCCTACGGCGGATGCAAGTAACGCCATCATCCGTATTGCGTAAGTAGAAAGCCCGCCCCCGTGTCCGACTTTAGCGGCTGGGGACGTGGAGACTGGTCTGAGGGCGCTTGGGGCTCCGCCCTACCTAATGCCGTAGCCGTTTCAGGGGTTTCCGCGTCTTCGGGCGTTGGAAGTGTGACGGTTACCGGTGAGGTGAACCTCGGCTGGGGACGTGGGGACTGGTCTTCGGGCGCTTGGGGCACCGCCCTACCTACTGTAGCCGTTTCAGGGGTTTCCGCGTCTTCGGGCGTTGGAAGTGTGACGGTTACCGGTGAGGTGAACCTCCCGGTATCGGGGTTGGCGGCTACCGGTGCCGGGGGCTCCGTCTCTGTCTCCACAGAACAAGTATTAGCTGTAACGGGCCTCGCAGCTACCGGCAGCGTTGGTACTACCATTGTAGTAGTGGGCCTTCTTCTCCCTGTATCAGGTGTCTCAGCTACCAGCTCTGTCGGCACTGTTCTGGTAGACGCGGGCAGTGTTGTATCTGTAACGGGTATTGCAGCCGCGGGGGCTGTCGGCACTGTTTCAGTACAAACCGATCAAGTTCTAGCCGTAACGGGTATTGCAGCCGCGGGGGCTGTCGGCACTGTTCTGGTAGACGCGGCCTCAAGCATACCCGTAACAGGCCTAGCTGCAACGAGCGGTGTTGGTAGCGTTACGGTAGACGCGGGCAGTGTTGTATCTGTAACGGGTATTGCAGCCGCGGGGGCTGTCGGCACTGTTTCAGTACAAACCGATCAAGTTCTAGCCGTAACGGGTATTGCAGCCGCGGGGGCTGTCGGTACTGTTCTGGTAGACGCGGCCTCAAACATACCCGTAACAGGCCTAGCTGCAACGAGCGGTGTTGGTAGCGTTACGGTAGACGCAGGCAGTGTTGTCTCCGTAACGGGTACTGCTGCTACCGGTGGCGTTGGTAGCGTTACGGTAACGGCGGCCTCAAACATACCCGTAACAGGCCTAGCTGCAACGAGCGGTGTTGGTAGCGTTACGGTGGCCGCAGGCAGTGTTGTCTCTGTAACGGGTATTGCTGCTACCGGTGGCGTTGGTAGCGTTACGGTAACGGCGGCTTCAGATGTCCTCGTAACCGGTATTGCGGCAACAGGCGCGGTTGGCAGCGTTACAGTAGAAGCTGCTTTAAACGTGTCTGTAACAGGTGTCGCGGCAACGGGCGGTATTGGCTCTGTTTCGGTACAAACCGATCAAGTTTTA